GATTTGGTTATCGGTATGCACGCCACAACTTATTATTACGCAGGTGGTTTTGATGAGTGGTTCTTAGACTGCGATTCTCCACTGACCGCAGATGATTTGGTGGATTATTTCAATGCCACCATTCTGTGCAACGGTGCTGACACTTCCTCTGGTGTAGATGCTTTTTCAGTGACGGACGGCGTTACACTGAAAGCAACGGATGGAGTTTACCCGGAAAGCGGTATCCTCTATACCAAAGCTGTGGAGTGCAATCTATCCGGCGCAGGCAGAGTGTCTTATACCAGTGAATATATCGCAGGCACAACGGCAGTGGCATCGGTGGAAACATCCACAAGTGATGACCTTGTGGATTGGAGTGATTGGGTATCTGTCGGTGCAGATGGAAAACTGCAATCTCCGAACCGAAACTATATCCGTTTCAAGGTCACGCTGACCACCTCAGATACTTCCAAGACACCGAAACTTGTGGATATCCGACTTTATGACATTCCGAAAGCACCCTATGAAAAAATCGGTTATGCCCGCCCTGTGGTTTTGGATGATAACGGAGCGTGGGAGGCCATTTTGGAGAATGCTTATGACATCATCGTTACGGGCGAAATCAATGGCGAGGACACGCTGACTTTTTCCATTCCGTTCCGTGACAGTAAGCGTAAATATCTTGAAAACGAGAAGAAAATCCAGATCGTTGATGATATTTATAAAATCCGTACCATCACAGATGTGAAGGACACTACTGGAAATACAGTCACGCAGGTGTATGCCGAGGCGGAATTTTATGATTTGACCTTTTCTGTCCGTAAGGAAGAAAAGAAGTTTGATGCGGAAACGGCGAAGGCTGCTATGGCGTATGCCCTTGCCGATACGGAGTGGAGCGTGGGAACGGTCAATGTTACCTCAAAGCGTACATGGACTTCCACGGAGAAAAACGCGCTTTCCATTCTCCGTAGCGTTGCCAATCTACACGGCGGCGACCTTGTTTTCGATTGTCCGAACCGACTGGTGCATCTGCTTACGGTCAACGGCAAGGACAGCGGTGCCCTGTTTGCCTATAAAAAGAATATGAAAAGCATCGAGCGAGTGGTGGACACCCGCTCCCTTGTAACAAGGCTTTATGCGGTTGGTGCCAACGGAATGACCTTTGCCGACATCAACGGAGGCAAGCCTTACCTTGAGGATTTCACTTATTCCAAGGAAGTGCGTATTACTACTTTGGATTGTTCTTCCTTTACCAACCCGTATCAGATGAAGGAATACACGGCCATGCGCCTTGCGGAATACTGCAAGCCTTCCGTTTCCTACGTGCTGAATGCGATGGATTTGTCCGTGCTGACAGGATATGAGCATGAAGCGTGGAACCTCGGTGATTATGTCCGTGTGGAAGATAAGGACTTGGGACTTTCTGTTACCACCCGTATCGTGCGCCGTGAATACAACCTGCAGGAGCCTTGGAACACGGTATTGGAACTTTCCACCACGCTCAAAAACCTCGGCAGTTCGGTCAGTTCCATTGATACCATTGCCGATGCTTTGGAAGGCACAGGAATGGTATCCAACAACGATATCCGTGAACTTGTGCCGTTCAATCATCTGCGAAACTCCCGTGCCGATGATGGACTTGCTTATTGGGTCAGTTCCGGTTTTGAGGCAGACGGAGAAAACGGTGCATCCGGCACAGCATCCTTTAAGGCTGTGGGTGTTGAGGGCATGACCTTAAGCCTTGCCCAGACCGTGTACCCATCCAACCGCAGCAGTTATACACTGTCGGCGCAGATTGCATCGGAAGATCTGGAAAAACTCAGTGATGATTCCCAGGTCGGCATCGAGGTGGTCATTGAATACGAGGACGGCAGCACGGAAACAAGATTTATTGATTTGTACTGATGGAGGTGTCTATGGCTTATTTTTCTAAAACACAAGAAAAGATTACTCCAAGCGGATATTCCTCCAAGGTCAAATCCATCACGGTGCGTGTATGCATTACCGATTGCACAGGCACTTTATATATCACAGACCTCTTGCTGCAGCCCGGTTCTGTAGCCACGGGATGTGTAGGTCATCCCTGCGAGATGAAGTGGGTGCTGGATGGCTAATCCCGTTTTTATCCGACTGGCAGAGGTCATAAACAAAAAGCAGGATATGCGTGTTGTGAGCGTAACGGTGAAACCTACCGTTACCAACTGCTCCGGCACGATTTGGTTTACCGACCTTATGTTGCAAGAAGGACCGGCACTGACAGGCTATGTGCCACATACCGAGAGTCGACTTAAGGAAGATACCAAGGTATGGTTCAACGGTGTGGTTCGTTCCAAAGAAATGGTCATTATCTGCAACGTCGGTGATACATCCGGTGGTCTTGATGTCCATATCTATCCGAAATCCGATATGGCGGCAGGCTCGGTGCAGCTTGCCCAAGGTGTGGGTGGACAAAAGGTTGTGTTTCCTAACAGACTTTCTGCGGAGGATGATTTGGCTCTGCTTGCTTCGATAAGGGAATGCACCAAAAACGGCATTCAAGAGCCGAAAGAGGGCTTTTACCAATATAGCGCCGCTTGGGATTCCAAGCACAAAGTCACCTTGGAGGACGGCAAGTCAGCCAGGGTGCTTTTTGAATTGCAGCAGATGTCGGATGGAGGTGTTTCGATTTGAGGGATAAATTAAAAGGCAAACGCATCATGGTGTGGACATTCATGGGCAATTCCAGAATGTACGAAGCCTTGCGTGATTACGGTGACCGTATCGACACTATCGGTCTGTTTTCTTTTAAAGTGGATGCCACAGGAACGATTACGGAGAGTGGTGTTCCCATCAGCAATATGCTGACCTATATTAACAAATGGCCGCATATCCGATGGTTGCTAACCGTTGCTAACGATGGTGCAAATTCTATCTTTAAGGATTTGCGTAATAATACGAATGGCGCACAGGACACCTTCTGTTCCGAACTTGTCCGAATCATGGAGAAATACCCGTGGTGCAATGGCGTGGATATCGACCTGGAAAAGGGTGATGATTATTCTACCCATGCAGCGTCCACAGCTATGTTCAAGCATATCTACGAAACCGTAAAAGCCTACGATTCTACCAAGGAAATGAACATCTGCCTTCCGGGTATGACTTCTGTTAACGGTTCGGTGGGTGGTGAGAACTGGTGCGTGTATGGTGACCTTGATAAATATTGCGATACTGCATCTATCATGAGTTACGGTATGGCTTGGGCGGGTTCTGCTCCCGGTCCTGTTTCTCCGAGGAGCTGGCTTGAGGGCATTTATGATTATGCAACGAAAGTTATGAATCCCGACAAGGTATTCCTCGGTATGCCTGCCTACGGTTGGAATTGGCAGATTTATGACACGCCGGAGAACCTGGGCAAATATTACCGAGGCACATCTCATACCTATTATGCAGCGAAATACTGGATGCAGGGTGTTTACAATTTTACCGATGATGCACCTCCACAGCCGTTCATTCCTATAGTTTCCTATTGGGATGATTACGATATGGGGCCGTGGGCATTGCCCCATGTGTACGATTATATGGAAGGAAGAGATGCAACGGATTATTCTTATCCGCTGATGACCGAAACCTATAACCGCAGACGATATCTGACGGCCTATGCCAAGCAGCAAAAGGCGGAGTTTGGAGAAATTATTATCGACCATAATGCCGAGCCGGACAGCTACGGTGGTGTGGTGTCCGTATCAGAAACTTTGGTAACGCTTGGTGATGAAGGTTCAGCCACATACAAATTCACTATTGATGAGGCAGGCACATACGATGTTGCCATTCGCCTTTGTTATCCGTTTTGGGATAAAAACAGCATCTACGCATCGTTGGATGGCAGTATCGTCCACTTTTCCGAGGACAGGATTTGGTGGCCGTATTGGAGGACAACCTTCTGGGCGACACTTGCCAATGGAGTGAGCCTTTCTGTGGGAGAGCATACGCTGACCATTTCTGTCGGTGTAAACGGTGTGCAGTTTTATGGTTTCCGTGTCTGCACTGATTTTTCTGAAGAGCCTACGGTGGGAAAAGCAGAATACACCCTTGCACCACGAAAGTTTAAGGACGTGAACGGAGATATGGTGGGTCCTGCGACAGGTTTCAAGCTGACACTTGAGATGCTCCGCCGAAAGCCTGACTCGGCACTTGTTTGGTATGAGGACTTCCATGATGAAGAAAA